CGTAGGCTGCAGTGATAACATCAGGAACACCTGTCGTGTCAATAATAACATCACACTTCTCAGGAAGCCATTCAATATCATAGACAAAGAAATCTGCACCCATCTGTGTAGCCAGGTCAAACATATTCTTGTTGACATCTACACCAAAGATAGGGTTGGCGTTCTTCATCTTGGCTGCCTGTAGTAGGTTGAGTCCCACTCCACCACAGCCCAGGATGGCAACTGATTCTCCAAATTTGAGTCCACATTCGTTGTCAATGATGCCCAGTGCAGTTGTGAGACTGCAGCCAAGCATACTAGCAAGTACGGTAGGCGTATCGTGAGGTATCTTTGTGAGTCTATTTTCCGAGACAATGGAATACTCCGACAGTGTTGTTACTTTACCACTGGAGATGGTTTTGCCATCTAGAACATAGTTAGGAAAGGGAGACTCGATACCAGAACCTTGTCTCCAGTGCATCACAACCTTATCACCAACCTTGACGGTTGATACACCTTCACCTACTTCTTCTACAATACCACAACCCTCATGACCCATGAGGTGAGGGAGAAACTTACCGTTACCTTTGTGACCTTTGATCTCGTGAAGTTGTGCTCCACACAATCCACTTACTAATACCTTAACTAATACCTGACCAACCTTAAGTTCAGTGAGTTCAACTTCTCTGATACCAAGTGGTGCATTCAGTTCCTCAAGAACGGCGGCTTTCATTTCTTTTCCTCAATACGATTTCATTCATGTAGTTGCTATCACGCTTGATCAGGTTGATAACCTGAGCAGCAACATCTTCTCTAGACATCATCGAGTCGAAACCTGGTCGGTCCTCTGTCATCCTTGTTTGAATACCACCAGGATGAACGTCAATGATTTCCACACCTGTACCGATAGCTTCCATCTGAAGTGCCTTTGAGAAACCCTTCAGTGCAAACTTGGTGGCACAGTATATAGTTTCATTACCAGAAGGTTGTTGATATGCGAGAGAGTTGATATTGATAATCAATCCTTTCTTCATAGACTTGAACCTCTTATAGACTCTCTTCATAATCAAGATCTGAGATGTGACGTTCACATCAATCATCCTGACAATAGAAGCGTCACTCATATCTTGTAGAGGTCCACCATAGTACATACCTGCGTTGTTGATGAACGTATCAATATTATTCACCTGCAGGAAAGAGTTGAACCTATCAGCAAAGTCCCAATCAGAGATCTCACCAATAAGTTTCTTGCTATCCGTACAAGGAATACCTCTACGATAATGTGGGAAAACCTTGTGGCCTTGATACTCGGCCTCGTTAACTAGGGCCTCTCCTAGACCACTACTACAACCGGTAATTGCAATCCTTTTCATTCGGTCACCAGGTACTCAACGTAATCAAAGTAAAATATCCCAAGGTCTTGGGTCCTGCTACTATTGTACACGCTAGGACTGGTAATTGTCAAGATTCTCAAATCAGGGTTGAACCTCTGAACTGCCGCCGCTAGAGCCATACTACCACTGTAGAAACAACAGATACCATATACAGAGTTCATCAGGTCACAATAGTGGTAGATAGACTCTACATCTATGGTCTCGTCAACCTTTGGTTCATACTTAGAAGAGTCCACATCTTGTGTGAATCTGACACCAACAAACCTCTTGTTAGGGTTGTTCTTTCTGACTTCTTGATAGGTCTTCTCAACCTTCTCTAGGTTGTACCCGTAGCCAGTATCAGCGTGATTGATAGTGACACTAGAAAGATCGACAAGTATAGTGTCGGATAGACCGTCAATGTGTGATGGCTCATAATAGATCTTAGGACGAATGTTTGTGGGTTCTAAACCATGAAGATATTCCCAGTTACTTATCCAGTTTCCTGTATGGTTTTTGACTTCAATACTCTCCAGGTCACCGGCAGTTCTCTCTCCTTCCATGACACCTTTGATGTAAGGGTTCTTACCCCACACGAGGTCATAGATTTCTTTGTTTCTAAAGTTACTACCATCTGCCAGGTAGGTCTCTCTACCCTGTTGTTTGTAGAACTCTTCAGGCAGCGTAGAAAACTGGAGGGAATCCCCCAGTCCTCCGAAATATGCCCCTAGTATTACTGGTTCCATTAAGCCTTTCCTTGACGAGAATCAATATCTGCTGGGGAACTATAGATGGCCTCAAGACTGTAGTCATAGTCAGGGAGTTTATCCACGAGATCATCTCTCACAAAGAATGCATTACCTGTGTGAATAACACACTTGTATCCAATCTTCTCACCTAGTTCTGCCACAGACTTCAAGGAACAACCAGCATCACGACTGATGAAGTCTCTGTCTGGTGTGTAACCACTACTGGTCTCTACGATGACAACCTTAGGACGATACTTCTTGATACTACCGAACACATAGTAGTCAAAGGAGTCAATGTCAATCGACATCAAAGCAAAGTTGTCGTCAGTCAACTTCACCATACTACGGTCAAGGATATTATCAATACTGTAGTCACCTTCTTCCTGTACCATGGTATTGATACAGTGACAATTGAAGGGTTTTGTATTCGTTAATAGATCATTAAACCTTGATTTGTCACTCTCAATTAGAATGGCCTCGTACCCTCTCATCCAAAAGTGTGCCGTATTACTGTCATCTAGACCATCCCATGCACCAAACTCACAGACCACAGATCCCTGAGCTGTGATACCCAGGTCAGTGAAGATCTTTTGTGTAATACCATCCTCTCCGTTGGCAGAGAAAAAGTTTTGAGCAAAATCAAAATAACTCATTGTAGAATCAGTTTCTTAGAAGGCTTTACAATTCCAGCACCATAGACTTGATCATACTTGTCCCTAATGGTTGGGTCAACCTCTGCCACATAAACAATATGGGTACGAGAGATGGTCAGGTCAGGATTATCCTTATCAATGGCCATAGCCCAGGGTGCAAAACCCATTTGGTTCGCTTGTGGAATAACCACCAGACCATTTCTCACTGTCACTTCAGCTGCATTCTCCTCAACAACCTCTGCGATTACTTCTTCACCAGTTACAATTCGTAGAAGTTTTACTTCCATCATAGTCTCCAAATAATTTGATAATCATCTAACAGGAGTTCTGCATCAATGTCTTTCATGAACTCCTTGACAAACCCTGCCTTACCACCCTGTGCAATCTTGGTGAACCATTCAAACTCAGGAGTGTTGGCATTGTCGTCAACCATAATTATACTCCCTTTTCTCAGGTTTTTCATCACTGCTGTCAGTTCTTTCAGGTGATGTTTTTGAGAGGGGATGGGATTATCTGGTTCAAAGTCATAGGAATCCAGATACAACAGGTCAATTTTTTTCTTTGTGGGGATATTCCATAGGAACTCCACACTGTCACTACAATATACAGTGGTTCTATCAGACACCATCTTCTGTGCGTGTCTCACATTGTCAGGATTGATATCGACTGACACCACCTCACCATCATAGTAGTTGATAAAGTCATCAAAGATGTATGTACTAGCTCCATCATCACCCAGAGCCAGTTGACCATGGTCTGCCCTCATACATCCTGTCTCTACGATGAAGAAGTCCTTATCTTTCTTCTGATCAAGTAGTTCAAAGACCATGGAGAGTGATGTTGCTCTATCTCTGACAGGACTTTTAGGTCCTGCTGGTTGCAACATCTTTGCGAAAAACTTACTACTGAACCTCTTAGTGTATGTCATTCTGGTAACTCCCTGTCTTCTACGATTCTGTACTCATCATAGTGTTTTTTATATCTCTTATGAAAGAGTTTACTGTTCTTGTGATGTGACTTTGCGTTCACAGGATTGGCTTCACTAAACCCTTCACAGTCCTTACGACTGGCACCCCATGATGGTTCACTCTCAAACCCAATCCAATAACAACCACAAACTTTACCCAATTTCTTTCTCATCCTGAACATCAGGTCATGATCATCAAGTTGTTGAGGTGCATATTCCTCATCAAAGTAACTCAACTTCCTCATGTCTGCCATGTTCACCATGAGAGGACCACGGTTGGCACTACCACGGACAGCAAATACATCACGAGACATTGTTCTTTCTTCTGCAATATCCACATTATCGAGGATATCACACCAACAATCATCCCTATCCTCTTTCTCTCCCAGATGTTTGGAGTTGGGATTGAGGATAAGGTTGTGTGCTGTTCTAGCTGTAACAGCAAACACATCATCAAATGTCTCAAAGGGTTTGTGCATCCGTGTGTTCCAACCCTTCTCAGTGATCACTTGATCATCCTGAACAATGGTGGCGTACTTACCCTGAGCCATTCTCAGTCCAACATTATTGGCCTTGTTCTCGTAGATGTCGGGCGTATTGATGACTGTTTTTCCCTCAATATCAGACTCTGTGAGGTAATCAACGATGACTTGTTGTGAATTATCAGTACAACCATCCACAATCACAATCAATTCGTAGTCACCTTCTGTGTTATCTTCAATACCTTTTAACACTCTAGGGATGATATGTTCCTGGTTGTGAACTGTGAGGATAATACTATCCGTTGGTTCGGGTTTCAAGTAGTCAACATCGGGTTCCAGATCTTGAAGGAACTTGTCAATTGGTCTGTAGATAGGGGCAGCACCCTTCTTGTATCTCTCATACCAGTAATCAGCATTACACTCAATATACTGACGAATTTCACTACCAATTACGGAGAGTCCATCACGTAGAGCCAGGTTAGTAAGAATACTTTGATCGTGACGAACTTCTTGGAATCCATCCAACTCTTGTTTATTAGAGAATCCAGTAACTTCTCCATTAGTCCTCTCATCTAAACACCATTTGAGCCACTCTTCAAGGATTGCCTTAGCTTCATCACACACTCTCCAGAATGTGAACCCTGCCTCTAATTGATTTGACTCCCAGTAGTCCTTCTCATCACACTCCATGAAGTGAAAACAATCTCTCTTGGTGAGTTCACCTTGGATAGAGTTACCAATAGGTAGGATACATGGATCATCATCCCACACAGCATCCACATGTTTAAAGATGTCAGGGTGGAAGATATCAAGAGAATCAAGTGCTAGGATCTTATCACCTTCCTCCAACTTCTCCATAGTTTTCAGGATGAAATATGGTTTCCAAGCGAAATGACCATAGTTGTTCTTCTTTGAGAACCACTTCTTGTTGTCCTTGTACAGGTCAGAACTGTGTAAGTCCTCCTCACCATACGCAAAGTGATTCAGGTTGACCTTCTGTGATAGTTTGTGGAGGAAAGACTGTCCTCTACGATACTTGTTCTCACCAAATGATACTGTAGTCAGGTTCCAAGTCATTATGATTCAGTCAAAATTTTCCAATGTTCGGGATACAAGTCCCTAGTAGATTTATGTGCGTTATTGGGACCGAACCAAGTGCCAGGTGCAACAACCTTACCCTTATCAGCCAGATATGCACCCCACCACGAGAATGTGGAGTTAGAGATGATGAAATCACTACACTGTGTCATCATGTATAGGTCATGATAAGGACCATTGCCCTCAGACACAATGAATCTATCACTCTCAAAGAGTGGATTCTCCAATACCCACTTCGGATCATCGGTGAAGATAATCACCTGACGATCTTCATCAAACTCCTTTAACGCAGCCTCATAATATCGATCACTGAGATTGTGGTGATTACCACTGTTGATGAGATAATCACCCCTACGAATATGAAGACCAACTGGGGATGTAAACTGTTCCACAATGGGGGAACATTCTTCTTTAACCTCTTCATGGAAAGTGAACTCCTTCTTGATCCTATCTTTGATATGATCAAAATACTTGTAAGTTTGAAAGAATCCTACCAGACAATGGTCATGTTGTGAATCTAATGTAAAGATCTCTTCATCAAAGGTGAAATCAGTCTCTTGATAATTCTTGTCAGTGACGATAAACCCAGTCTTTTCAGGTTTGATCTTGAATGCATCAAACAATTCAATACGAAGATTATTACCTAGGTTGTCAACCAATACTTCGTGATGATGTGGAATACAGGCTTCTGCTCCAACCTTTTCTGCCACACCCAGAACGGTGGCATACTGAAACATTTGATTACCAAGTTGTCCTAGTTTACCTAGGTAATTGAATCCGATCATTTGTACTTTTTGAGATACTTCTGTTCTTTGTAATATTGTCTAAGCTCCTCTTCGTTCAGTGATTTTAGGAACTCCCACAGAGCAAAGTTGTTCTGCATGTGAGGATTATTCAACCAGGAGTTCTGTGTTCTTGCATGTTCAAGGTGATACACCCAGTTTTCAATCCTTCCTACATTATAACCTAGTGTAGTGAACCGATGTAATCTTTCTTTATCCTCAGGAGAGTATGCCTTGAAGTTTTCGTTCTCCATACCACCTTCAACCCATGCACTTCTACGGAAGAACTGAACATGGCCACTCTCTGCGTTGTCAATCTCTACTTTCTTCTCTAGATGTGAGAACTTACAATCGTTAGATAGAAACTTAGATACCATTTCATCAGTGGCATAGACTTTCTTTTGCCAAGGTCCCTGACCGTAAGGGTAGATAACATCATAGCCTTCCTCCAGAATAAACTTCTGAGCCTCAGTGTATGTATTAGTTGGGAGGAGAACATCACAGTCGTAGTTTACTACTACTTCTGTCTCACACATATCCAACATCTCATTGATGTACCTCATACGATAGAAGGTATCATCCAGTGGATCTTTCTCCTCAAAGATATGTGTGAGATTTTCGATAGCATCTTCCACATACTCAGAGATCTGAGGAAGACACTGTTGTTGAAATACAGACTGACTATCCACCTCTTTGATAATCACCTTAGTGTCAAAATTCTCTAGGAGAAAACACGTTGTGGTAATTACATTTCTCATCCTATCTGCAGATTCGATGCAGATAGGAACGATAAAGGTGGTGTTCTTAAGGTCTCTTTTCATATCAATTTTCGATAACAGTCCAGTCTTCGGGGTAGAGGTCACGACAATCATTGACTGCCTCTAGGATAGGTCCATACCAGTGTTCAGGACAGATTACAGGGTTAGTTCTACCCTTCTGTAACCAGGCTCCCCACCATCCCAGAGAAGATGAGGAAAGGATTGCTCCATTACACAGAGACATCAGACAGAGGTCGGTATAAGGAACCTTAGAACGTCTGTGTGACCCGTCCCCTTCAAGACAGAGGTGATCATACTCAGGTACATCCGTGTTAATCAGGAACCTATCGTCACTGAAGAACTCTTGTTCAGAACACCACTGAGGATCATCAGAACATACCAATACATAGGCGTCATCATCAAAGTGTTCCAATGCCCTCTTGTAATAATCAAAGGTCATCATCCTGTAGTAGTCTTCACGACCCACATTATCACCACGACGAACATGAAGATACAGGATGTTCTCAAAGTTGGAGATGAACTCATTACATGGTTGTAGAATCTCATCCTTAAACGAGAAGTCCTCACGGATCTCATCTTCAATATGTTTGAAATACTTCTCAGTTTGAAGAAACCCATCAAGGTTTGCACCATCAGGGAAGTTATTGAACATGTCCTCATCAAAGTTGTAACACTTCTCTGTGATGTTCCTGGTCCTAGGATTGGTGTCCTTGATTGCACCATAAGAGAACATAGATTGTGGTGAGACATTCTCATTCACAAACCCAATGTTCTTATCCTTCAGATGTGACAACTTAAATGGATGATGCATCCCATAATTGGCGTATGTCTGATGATCATCAGGAGGAATACACCAGTCATAACCATGATGTGCTGCGATTCCTCTCAGTCCAGCATACTGAAAGAGTTGATTTCCGAACCTACCGTTCGTTCCAAGGCGATCATATCCAATCATAGGTTCACAATGAAATAGTCTTCAGGGATGTTGAAGGTGTTATCTACGAATCTTACCATATCACCATAGGCCAAGTCAAGGTGATCCGATACCTGAGGTGTCACACGTCTATCATTTTGGATGTAGACCTTGTGACCTCTATCAAGTAGGTCAATAGCCAGACGATACTGTTGACTCTCTGTCAGAATATCAGTTCCCTTCTTGTAGGTGATGTATTCAAAGTAGAAAGGCTTTCTATCCTTGTTCATCGTATCCCAATAGTCTGCCACAATCTTGGCGTGTTCATTGTTGAACCCATCAGTGACAAGACCCAGGTTATATTCCAGTCCTACACTCTTTGCAAAGTGTGCAAAGGCTCTATTATCACGGGGAAGACAAGGACCACCATACCCGATACCCCAGTTCAGATACTTTGTACCGACACGACTATCAGTTCCTACTGCTGAGAGAACTGAACGGATCTCATCACCACATCCCGCCATGTTAAGAACATCACCCAACATGTTGGCGTAACTAATCTTGGTGGTGAGAAAACAATTGACTGCAATCTTAGTGATCTCTGCACTCTTTGTACTCATGGTACAGACAATCGCTCTTGTCGTCTGAATCTTCTTGTAGAGTTTCTCAATATCTTTGACAAGATCATAATCTTCATGATCAATACCAAGAAGAACCATGTCTGCTTGCTTCAAATCACTGACAATACTTCCTTGTGCAATGAACTCAGGGTTATAAAGCACCTTAATATTCCTAGGAAGTTGAGATCTAAACAGGTCACAGTCACCAGGATTGGTAGTACAACCAACTACAAAGTACTTTCTATCTGTAACTCCTTTGAAGTCTTCCACAACATTCCAAACTGCAGAGACATCATAAGATCCATCATCATTGGAGGGTGTTTGTACCAAAGTGTAGATTAGATCACACTCATCAATCACCTCTCTATTATTTGTAGTAGCTCTAAAATTCTTAGAGACACGAAGAAGATCCTCTACCTCTGGTTCGTTGGTAGTAATCTTCTTATTGTTCAGATCATTGACATAATCTTCACGAATGTCCGATACAAGGACATCATACCCTGCTCTTTCACAGAGTAGGGCAAAGCAGATACCTAATCTGCCTGCCCCGATAACTCCAATTTTCATAGTTTGAATGTAGGAATAGGTTCCATCTTGTGTTTGTTCTGGGTGTTGAACTTATGATACTGCTTGATAGCAGTAAGTTGAATAGGATCAAGATCTTTACCAACCCATTGAGTTGCCTCAAGTGGTTTATCACAATGATCAAAGATCTTACTCTCCATTACCCACTCTAGATCCTGATAAGAGGCACCGAGTTGCTCCTCATCAGTTCTGCCATCATCCCATAACCCATCGGTAGGAGGTGCTGTTACGATCCTTGGATTAACTCCAAGGTGTGTTCCAAGTTCCCATACTTCAGATTTATAAAGATCAGCAATCGGTGCAATATCAACTCCACCGTCACCGTATTTAGTATAGAATCCTACACCATAATCTTCAACCTTATTACCTGTACCAACAACCAGACCACGATGCAGTCCAGCCACCTGATACAGAGTCACCATCCTGAGACGAGAACGAGTATTAGCCAAAGGAAGATCCTCTACACCCTCATCACCAAGTGCAGTTTTGAAAGATTCAAACACATTGGTGAGATCGTACTTCAAACCTCTCACATTCGGATAGTTCATCTTCAACCAATGAATATGTTCATCTGATAGGTTCTCTTGTTCTGGTTTCTGATGAATAGGCATACCCAGAACATACACTGGTGATCCAGTGTGTGCCGCCAGTGTTGATGCAACTGCAGAATCAATGCCTCCAGATACACCAACAACAAAACTATCCATCCCACTATCTTTACGATACTGTTCTAAGAAAGTAACAATTCGATCACAAAGGTTAGTGTAATCACTGATTCTGTTCATTAACTTGTTCCTCAATCCAAATGTATGTTTTACGAATTCCCTCTTCAAGAGTTTGTTCGTAGTCCCATCCTAACTTAGATCGAATCAGATCGTTGTTACTATTACGACCACGAACACCAAGAGGTGCATCAAGTTTATGTTTTCTTCGTACTACCTTACCAGATACTCGTCCAACTGTTTCAACCAGTTCGTTAATCTTGACCATTTCCTCTGATCCAATATTAACAGGACCAATAAAGGTACTATTCATCAGACGACGAGTGGCTTCAATACACTCATCAATGTAGAGGAATGAACGAGTTTGTTCACCGTCACCCCACACCTCAATGGTGCCACCAGTATCGGGGAGTTCGGCTACCTTCCGACACATTGCCGCTGGTGACTTCTCCCTTCCTCCAGTCCAGGTTCCTTCTGGTCCGAAGATGTTATGATATCTAGCAATACGAACAGGAATACTATAGTTACGATGATAAGCAAGGTAGAGACGCTCGGAGAAGAGTTTCTCCCATCCGTACTCTGAGTCTGGTGCTGCTGGGTATGCTGATTCTTCACTACAATCTGGGTTGTCAGGGTCAAGTTGATTGTGCTCTGGGTACATACATGCTGACCCAGAGTAGAAGATTTTAGTCTTGTTGTAACCTACCCTCTCATTAATCAACCTTTGTTCCTCAAGAACATTCAGGTTGATAGTAACAGAGTTGTGCATGATGTCTGCATCATTCTCACCTGTGAAAACGAAACCAGCACCACCCATATCAGCAGCAAACTGATAGATCTCATCAAAAGGTTCAATGAGTCTTTCTGGAACTGGATAGTAGAAATTACCAAGTTCTCCTTTGAACTCTAGAACTCTTTTAGTGAAACTTCTGTCTGACAAATCACCATGAACAAACTCATCAGCTTCTGTCTTTGAGAACTCAGGAGATTTAAGATCAACACCACGGACCCAATAGCCTTCAGACTTGAGTCTCTTCACCATGTGGGATCCAATGAACCCACCGGCACCAAGTACAAGTGCCTTCTTTCTATATTCTGCCATGATAAAGCTCAGTTGGTTATATTATATCAGAATTTCATTTTTCTTCCAAGTCTCTCAAGGAGATCATCCATTCTTGCGTCACAATGAGCACAATCATTACCACCACCGTGGCCATGACTCTTCAGACCTTCCTTGATAGAAGAGATCTCGGCTTCAATAGCTTTCAAACGTGCCTCAACTTCAACATCATACTTAGACATCGAAGCTCCACTTGCAGACTTTGCTGCCTTTCCCTCTGCCATGATAGAAAATATAACTGCAGTATATAGGCATAAAGAAGGAGGTCAAAGACCTCCTACTGGGTGCTCGGCTCGCCACCAGTTCTTATGGTAAAACTGGAAACCCGGATGAAAGATCCCGACCAGTGCGCTTTTAGAGTCTTCCCGAGACTTTGTCCTTGGTATAACAAGGAACTCCTTCAGGATCTAACCACTTTGTATACTCGAAGTCTTCCATGGCTAGAGACAATTGCATACCATTGTCACAGAGATACATGTCTCTATACTTTTTGGTATAGGAGTCTGCTTTTTGAATACGATAGTCTGGGAACCCATTGTCTAGGGTTCCACACTCAACATAACGGTATGGAAACCGTTCATTCAGAATCTTCATTGTACCTCAGAAGTCACAAGATCCTCATTGAGACAGTCAATAAGGATGTCATAGTCATCAAGTGGATCACCTGAGAATTCTACACCATCATTCTCATAATACTTACGAACTTTCTTGAAAAGTTTCGGGTTCTTAACATCAAGAAAGAAATCACCATTGGCCGCTCCACGAAGAGTGGAGATATCTTTTTTGAACTTGGAAGTGACAGTCATTAGTCGATTGAATTACCTTGTTATTATAAGTGATTTTGATTGTGATGATCAAGTGGTGTTACACCTGATCAACTGGCCTCATTGTTATTGATTCTATACTGAGTAAGGATCTCAAGATCCTCTCTTACCAGCACACAGGCCTGTCCCTCGCTGTTCACAACCCCCAGTGTTTCACCTCCTTCGACCCTAGTGATGAGCTCATCCCATCGATCCTGAAACTCTGAAACAGAAAATACTTCCATTATTATTCTGTAGTTGGTTTATTTATTCTACTTCACTTTACCATGTCAATCATTCTAATGACACCGTCTGCATAGAAGAACAACAGAAAAGATCCAAGAGATGCACTAATCATAGTAGCTGTCTTGTTGTGCCTATCAATGGCAATATCGATCATCTTTTGACACTCTGCTTTGGTCAGAAGATGTTCCGGTTGAATCTTGGTCATACGATGAGCCACTGAACTACCTCAAATCGTCCCTATTATTTACAATGCTCGGAGAGGGGATCGAACCCCCGACCGCCTCGGTGTAAACGAGATGCTCTACCGCTGAGCTATCCGAGCATACAATGGACTTATTGGTATGCTTGCTATGGGGCATTTTCTAAACCCTAACATACTAACAGTTTCCAAGGGAGCAAAGAGAGAAACCAACTCTCAAGATCACAGTGTGGTTAGCACCGTCGCGGGCGAGCTCATCCCCCGTCTTACTCCTCCACCTGGACTCGAACCAGGGACAGGGTGATTAACAGTCACCTGCTCTACCAACTGAGCTAT